ATCCGCATCCTCCTTATGGATTGGTACTATGCTTCCATCAGGGCGTTGGAACTCTATGAAGTTATCCATAATATCTAAGAAAACTTTCTTCTGTATCAAGGTACAGCCCATACCAACGCTATCTACTTCAGCTATAGTGCCATGTTCATAATCCCATATTGAAGCATACATACCATTTTCATCTTTGTAATATGCTAGTGGATTATGCGGAGGTCTAGCTAGATGATATAGCCCAGCAACAAAGGGTCGGCGCATTGCTAACAGATGTTCAAGCGCACCTTGGGGTGGGACTGTATCATCATCTAAGAACCAGAGCCACTCACTATCACCATGTACAAAACCTTTCGCAATCTTATTACGATTGTGGTCTGTACGGGCAAAGCGGCGGTCATCTAGGATCAGGTTTTTGTTATGATCGGGAAGCGCACTACTTACTGCATGTACGTTACCTATCTCTATCTTGCCTTCCTGGGCTACAGATATAAGCTGGGTAAGTACGGGTTGCCACCAATTGTTTGATTGAGCTTTGGAGCAGGCTATGCCTATGTCTACCTTTACGGTCATGTGGCACCTGCTTCCCATTCTGCCATTCGGTCATTAGAGGCAAACCAATTACGTTGAGCTTGATGAAAATCACATAAGGCTATCTTATGTAGATTGGCCATCATGTCATGCAATTGTTTCCCGTCTGGGTCTGACTCAGATGTAGATAAGTGCTTGACCACAACGGGTCGTCCACATCGGCGACATAAAAACACTGGTTCTGTTTGCATCACCGACATAGACGACCTCCGTTGCTTATTCCGATCTTATTCTCCTACTATTATGTAGTGAGAACTGCGTGTGCCTTATCCATCTTGACACAAAGAGAGAACTCGCCAACAACCTCTCCACGCTCATAGTCACCGACTTTAGCCAGTGGCTCGAATGTGAATGGGAAGTATGTGATAAATCCTGCTCTTTCTGAGTCTAGCAGATATACTCTATCTGCTGGTGCCCAGCGGTCCATGATGAGTTTTAGCTCACCAAATGGGGTCATTACATTCTGTATGACCATACCAATTGTATCCTCTGTACGCTCGATGCGCAAGTAGGAACTGGAATCATATAGATTTTTGATGACCTGCATATTGGCTGGTGATACCAAAGCTATGTCTGGTTGTCCACCATCGTTATAAGCTGCTTCCATGCCGTCTTCGATATTCGCCTGAGTTACTGCAGCACCAAAGTCTACAGTATTGTCAGTAACGAATGTTCCTAAACCACCGAAAGCACGGGGTGTAGTTGCGGAACCAGCTTTACGTGCGCCAAGATACATCTGTTTTTCAACAAGACGCATCAATTGTGGCACTGCTTTATTGGATTGGTATTCAAACTCCTCTGGAATACCATACTGAGAAATCTGGTTTTGAGTTCTCGAAACCTTGATTTCCTGATGGAAAATCTGAGTGTAGTTTGAACCAACTGTGCGGTCAGTGAAAGCTACAGCGTCAGAGTCATCACCTTCTAGGCGTGCAATACCCACAATAGTGATTGCGGTGTCGTCAGCATGTGTTGCAGCTGATCCACTGTATGCACGGGTAACGGTAATAACCTCGCCGCTTACACCACTGACCCACATTTGCTCACTTTCACAAAGAACGATGTGTCCAGGTTGGAATATGGAAGCATCATCTACAGTGATAGTGACCTGTGAGTTATTTATGTTGGAGCCA